CTGTTGGCTCGTCACCTAAATGCGGTCAAACGATCGCAATCCATTCGTATGTCAACGGAACGTACAACACTAAGTACACCAGGGGATTTAACGCCAGGAGATGTCTTCTGGGACTGTCAGGTCGACAGTCATGTTAACCCACATCCTGAGGGTACTGCCCATACTTATTATGTTCATCCTGATATGGTATATCATGATGAACTTATTCGTAAGGACAGCACTACGACGTCACGAAAGGAATGGAATGACTTTGATCATTACAAAGCGTTTCGTTCGCCGGAGTGGCCTAGAGGCAAGGTTCCTTGCTTCTTCCAGTGGGTGGATTATTATCCACACATCTGGGAGACTGCAATACCTGGCCACTTTGGGGTGCAGGGTTGGAACGGTTCCAACCAATTAGTGTTTCCGTTCGGAAATCCCGGGATCCCTACTCAGGGACTCCGAGATCCGTTCTTAGTTAATCCTGACGGGGATTGGGAAGTTCCCAATCCTTTAGGGCTTGACGAGTTCGTCGGCCGTGGTCTTAAAACCATCATGCCCGACCTCAAACAAGAACTTAGCATCATCAACTCCGCTCTGGAGTTGCGTGATTTTAAGTCATTACCTAAGACAATCAAAAACGTTGTGGGGTTGTTGAGAAATCCCAACACCACACTTCGTAATTGGTTCCGTGGAGGGGCTGACGGTTATCTGCAAGCGCAGTTTAACGTCCTCCCACTCCTTTCTGACATCCGAGGTTTGTATACCTCGGTACGCGACACTGAAAAGCAAATTAATAAGCTCGTCAGTGAAGCGGGACAACCACGTAAAAGACATTTTGTCCATACGTGGTCTGAGTATGCCGATTACGAAGAAGATAGTGAGTCATATCTTGGTTTACCGTTCTCTGGGATCCAGCAAGGATCCTGGGGCCCGGCTAACCAGTGGTGTGCTTACCTTCTTCATCGTACCGTTCGGCATGATCAGTCCGTATTCCATATGGAGGTTGAGTATAATTACAATTATACTCAATACCAACGTGAGCATGCTCACATTTTAGCACTTCTTGACAAAATTGGTGTCAACTTTGACCCCAAAATTGTTTGGAATGCTATCCCTTGGTCCTTTGTTATTGACTGGGTACTTGGAGTTTCCAAGTGGCTCGATCAATTCAAAGTTCGCAATATGGAACCCCAGATAAACATACGTAGATGCCTATGGTCTATCAAGCGCAGTCGAGACTTACATTTTGAACAGAAATGTTTCACAATGTATCCGTCTCAACCCTTGCCTGAAGTGCCATTCGTCCGAACCTTGCCATCCGTAAAGGAGACAGCGTATAAACGCCGAACCTTTATGCCTAGCATGGACTCGCTTAGCGCGAGTGGACTATCCCTCACTGAGGTTAGTCTTGGTGCCGCCCTCGTGTTATCACGAGGTCGTCACCGCAACAAACGCCGGTGAGAGCGTTAACTCTCACGAAATCGCGGTATATACCGCAAAACCGCTGAGTTAATTCAGCATCTGTAAGCATGTTACCAGACCTACTTAATACCAACCAGATCAAGAACGCTGCAGGTACCGAGATGGAATTTACTCGTCTCAGTACCAACGGTCGTACAGCTGAGTGGGCTCTCATCACTGAGAGTTTTGCTCTACCTAAACGGTTCAAGGTTCAACACCTTGAAACCGGACAGGGCATCAAGCGTGTCCGTCGTTCTAACGCTCGATTTGACTTTACAGTCATTTCGAATGTTGACAACGTTACGCCTGTTGTTTGTACGGCTTCACTTGTTTTGGTTATCCCCGTAGGGGCTCTAACCACTAACACTGAAGCTGCCAATGTCCTTGCATCGCTGGGTAGTCTTGTCCATACTTTGGGCACGAATACCCACCTTTACGATGGAACTGGCAACGGAGCAGCGGCCTTGCTTGCCGGTGCGCTCTGAGACGCCCTTCACAGGGTTAAAGTTGTAACCTTAATTAGTTACAACAACGTTCTCAGCTCGACACTGCAAGCTATTGGCGCTGCCCTGGGCAGCGCATCCCCCTCATTGAGGTAGGGTGCGTTGCCCAACGTTCGGGGACTGTCTTTGTCGACAGTCCTCCTTACAATTGTTATGCCTTGACCATCTTTATTGATGGCCAATATTTGATTAAGACTCAACCCGGTACCATTATTATTCCAGTTATTCCTTCGACTATAACGAACCGTAGTCCATCCTTTGTGGATGCACACAGAACGTTATAAGCAACGGAATGCTCGAATTCTAGTGGTACTTCGGGTGTGAGCTTGATCCTAACAGACAACGGAAGGTCCGTGTTACTATAATAATCGGTAGGCGTAAACGTAACGCATACCCATCCTCTCTTCATTTTGAAGAGTCGATGTATATCAGTAACCCGTTCATTTCCAATGTCAGGGCTGATCTTAATTGATTTGCTCATAGTTGTAAGTAGTTGGTGGGGTCATGGAGTAGGCAATACATGCTCTAGGAGTGTCTCCTTATGGAACACATTAAGAGCCTAGATGAACATAAGCTCATCGCTGCACTGCTTCATGACATCTCAAATGTCCATGGATCGGTGTTTGACCGCCGAGCGTGTCGTAATACTTGTAAACAAGTAGAACGACGCACTCGTTTGGAAGGACTGGGTTTTCTCACGAAAACCCTTCCTCGTCTTGCTAAAGCCTTTGATAAAGCTCTAGCTGGCGATACTTTGTTGAACACAAATCAATTGGGCTTTAAAACCCTTGTTGATTCTGAACTTCCGAGGTTTCTCGGTGAGTTCTTCAGCAGAGTATTGTCGAAAGACGGGACTGTCCTTCCTCATCCTTGTTCGGATAGCGTTCGAGTTATAAGGCAAGTCCTCTATTTGTTTTACAAATATGAATTGCCTTATACCGAAGAGCAAGAACAAGACGTTCTTTCGCGGTTTGAGAAAACCGAGAAAGAAATCTCGAACATGGCGCCTCAGCTCCAAGAAATTGGAAAAGATGTTGCCACTAGCTATAGCGTTCGTAGAACTAATCAAATTGATCGTTCAACGGCGCAAATAGTTCGCGAGGCTCGAATATTGCTTCAAGCATTATTCAAGTCTTTTGATCCTAGCGACATTATTCCTAGGCACGGACCCGGAGTAGTTGCTACCAAGCAACGATATTCAGGTAAGTACCTTTGGTCTAATGTTTCTGCAAACATCACATCCTGCTATCCGTTTGATGCTTATTTTCGAGCATCACTCGGTCACGTATGTGACTCATATCGTGATTTTGAAAAGATCACTGATATGGATCTTCCGGCTAAGGTTATCCTTGTGCCGAAAGATTCGCGCGGACCTCGACTCATATCTTGCGAACCCGTTGATTATCAATGGATTCAACAAGGTATGATGAGAAGTCTTGTTCGGTTAGTGGAGTCACACCCTCTCACCAGAGAGCGTGTGAACTTCACAGATCAATCCCTTAACCAATTCTATGCTTTAGTAAGCAGTCGATATGGTAGGTATGCGACCCTTGACCTCAATGAGGCCTCGGATCGAGTAAGCGTTGATCTAGTTCGCCTACTATTCCCTGAGCACGTTTTTACGTACCTCATGGCTTGTAGGAGCTCATCGACGGTTCTGCCTGACGGTAGGGTTCTTCCCTTACAGAAATTTGCACCAATGGGATCAGCTATCTGTTTTCCCATTCTTGCATTAACTGTTTGGGCCCTACTATCCGCAGGCATCCCGGACGCTCACGCCAGCAATGACGTGATAGTGTACGGCGATGATGTCATCGTCCCAACAGCGCAAGCTGCGAGAGCGATGAACATACTCGAATCGTTTGGGTTGAAAATCAACCGCGATAAGAGTTGTACCAGTGGACTCTTTAGAGAGTCGTGTGGCACCGATGCCTTCAACGGCGTCAACGTCACTCCTGTCCGTATTCGGACTGTCTGGACATCTAGTCCAAGCCCGGAAGCCTATACCTCATGGATTAGCTATGCTAATTCTATGTGGGATAGACACTACTATGCTACTTACGATTACATCGTAAGAGGGTTGCACCATGTCTACGGTGCTATCCCTGACGAAAGCATGTCATTGACATGCCCAAGTCTACGTTTAGTAGCAGACGAGAAGAAACCTAATAAGCGTAGGTGGAATAAGAGCCTCCAAAAGCTCCAATTCCACGTATACGATATTAAGTCACCTGTTCTAAAGGAAGAGATCGACGGCTGGTCGATGTTGCTTCGGTATTTTACCGAGGCTTCATCTTCTCCAGCCTTTGATACCTTCACTCGTAGGCAGGTTAACGTCGGTAAGCTTACTGATTCTTCAGTACCCTTACCGTTATCTGTCCG